CAGCATATGTGTGTTTGGTTGCATACTTGTAGTCAAACCCTTGCCATCCCAATGTTGCTTCTTCGAGGGCTGTGTTTGGTATCGTTGCTGTTTTAACTAAGTAAATAGTATCCTCTGGACTCAATGTGGTAGCTACACCTGTTGGCCATTGAGGTTGAAAATAAAACAGGGAAGCTTTTGCTCCGTCTCCAAATTTTGATTTAAATTTTTCAATATTAAAACTGTCTAATGATGGCATTTTATTCTGCTCCTATTTATTACTTAGGGGGAGAGTGCTCTCCCCCTATTTTTTATTATTGTGGTGATTGTGCCGCTACTAATTCTGTGAATGAAGCTCCTGTCTTGGTAGCGATCAAGTTAAGTACTATAAATTCTGCTGCTCTTGTAGGTTTGATGTAAATATCACACCATAACTCATTTCTATCTATTCTTTCTGGTGTATTATTTCTTTCATCACAAACTATCAAGTAATCATAGATTCCTCTTCTACCCTTAATATCTCTAAGGAAAGGATCAGTCATATTGATAATTTGTAGCCTTGTGAATGAGTCATTTGGCTCGAATAGGAAGTACTTCAATGCTGTTGATACTGATTTTCCTATAATCATAAACAATCTTCTAACATTAATTCTGTTAAAAGCAGAGTTCTTATCTAGCATATCCTTTTGACCCCAAACAACCTTTCCTTGTCCGGCGAATGATACAATTGGATTCAAACCATTTTTATATAGTATATCTCTTTCACCCAGAGTTGGGTTCCAAGCTAACTTTCTAACGTTGTTTAGAATAGCTCTATTGAGACCTGCTGGTGCGAACCATGGATCGGTTACGTCGTCTGTGTTCGCAAAAATTCCTGCGGCGTATCCTGAAGATGGTACCCAACGGTATACTGCATTCCATTTATCATATACATTTAGCCAGTTGGCATATAGTGCTGCATAACTTGTATTTAGATTTAAGTTATAAGTACTATGTAGTCCACGTCTAAAGTCTCTACAATCTGTTGCTTCGTTGTTTTTATTAAATAATACTAGTGATTGTGGTACATCAAGACAAGCCATTGCATCTGCTCTACTTTCACTAATAGCTGCTAGCTCTGTTTGAACAGTTGTTGACTTGGCCCCATCAATAAAGATGTTAACATCTACTACTTCTGGATCACAATATAACTCATAGGCTTCTATAATATCAGCGTCAGTTACAGAATCTCCTTGGTTTCTTACACCTCCACCCATATTATCATAGTCGACCATGTAAACAGCACTCATGTTTGTATTATCAAAGCCCGCTGCCTGTGATGCAGCCATCCTTATAACATTTGAAACTAAGTTTATCCAAATTGGTGCATAAGTGTTTTGGCCTCCGTCGTCGACTGCTCTTGGATCGGTTGATACTAAATGAGATTCTACTACTTGATAAGGAATAGGATTTAGATTCAAGTCTTCTTGTTGTGCTGATCTTACAATTACTAAGAATTGTTTTAACCCGCTATTATCCTCATTAAAAGCTTTATCAATATCAGCAATATCATCATAAAGAGTTGCTGATAATCCTAATGATAAGGCAGTTGCTCCATCTCTAACACCGTTATAAGTATTTCTGCCTACATAAGCTATTTGTACGTAGTCACCCCACTCGCCTCTGTCTTTTCCTATAAAAGATACCTGAGAACCAAAATCGGGTCTACCTGCATCGAATACAGTGCTTTCATTATTGAACTCATCGGAATCCTCCGATGCGAAATCACTTAATTGATAAGCATTGCCAGATGCATATGTGGTTAGTGTTCCTGCTGATGCCATTGTTCCATATAGACCAGCAAATGTAGCACTTGGAGCTAATGCTCTTGTGCAATACAAATTAATACCATATTTTAAGAATCCTATACCAGAAAAAATATCTTGATATGAAACGTCTTCTGGTTCACCAAATATCTCAATCAACTCATCTATATTATTTACTAGTTGTCTTTTTAGTTCCGGACCTTTCCATGTATCTCTTAAAACTAATACACCTATGGAGGTTGCCACAGCTGGAATTGTAGTAGATAAGTCAATTTCATTGACGTCTACTAGTGGGCTTAAGTATAGTGCCATTTCTTTCCTCCTTATGCCTGAAATTTTATTTTTCAGGCAAGCTTTTGTTCACTTTACTATTTATATTTAGTCATATTTATAGTTTTTATCATTCTTCTATCAAAAAGTAGTCGTAATTAAATGTAGCCGAACATTCTAACTGGCTCTCACCTTCTCTTTGACTCAATGAAACTTCGGCTACAGTTATCGGCCAGATGTCTACAAATCTTACTGCCATGATCGCTTGTCTATAATTATCAGTTATTGCGAGTGTAGCATCTACAGCATAAATTTTATGTCTTTCCGCCATTTTTTCTGAGTTGTCATTTATAAACTTCATCCAATTCGCTAGAAGTTTCCAGTTTTCAAATAAAGAATCGACAACAAAATTGACAGATAATTGTTCATAAAGCATTGGTGATTGCGCATGTTTTGTTTGGGCTGCTTGATAACCATGTACTTCTTCTGATAAAGAAATACCAGGTATAACAGTACTAAAAATATTAAGTACCAGTGGATTGATTGAAGATATTGTAGTTTCTGTTGGTACCTTTGCAATAATCAACTCATAGTTATTTGGAGTTGCTTTACCTAAATTCACTAAACCGCTATCAGCGCAGACTAATGTCATTATGTTACCTCCTCGCAAGCATCTCCTGATGATTCTCCAGGTGGAAATACTTCATAGTCACATATAAGTTGTGAATCTGGGTCTTCATAACAACAAAGGGATGTTGCTTCACCACCAGAAGCGCCAGATGAAAAAGTACTTGTTGTATCGGTTAATGCTCTATCAAGACCTTCCACTGTTGGGTAGTAACTTGTGTAGATACATTTAATTAGATCATCACTAAGTACTGCGGGTTTGAATAACCAAGCCTGAGCAACGAAGTCAAGGGTGTAATTAACTACTCTATATTCCTCGTCTGCCATATCAAGACTTAGTTCTGGTGTGCAGCTTGAGAAAATAACTTTAACATCATATTCAATATTCAATTCATCTAAACGAATACGTATAAAAATATATGGTGCAAAGAACGGTAAAATTTGTTCGAGAATTTGGTCAATATCAGACAGATAAAGTGACCAAATATTCATTGTAAAAGTAAAGTTATATGGAACTGGGTGTGGAAATTTCCCATAGCTTCCCGCTTCACTATCACTTGTGTAACAAAGATCGAAAAAACTATTAACTTGTCTATCAGAAGCGTAGTCAATTGTAGTTAGCCAAGCAGTTATCATTGGTAGTACTTCATCGTCTTTACGTTCTTGTAACCAATACCAAAATTTTTCTTTGACAGAAAGCTTAACTGGAACATGTATTAGTTCCCTTACAGTAGTACTGTCTGGCTCTAACCTTTTAACTTGTATATCATTGAAAGCATCAAGAAATTGAACAATCATTTTCCTGATTACTTCATAGTAGTAATAACCTTTCATTAATCACCTAACTTTTTAAATTTACTCTTCGGTGCTCCACATTCAGGACACGGCCCTGACCAATCACTAAATGGTTTTCCTCCATGTTCTTTTGGGTCATACACCCATCCACAAGGTTGACATTTCCATTTACTCATGTCGCCTTCTTCAATTAGAAGTTTATCAATTTTATCTATTAGATTACTCATGTGATGCACCACCTTCTTTTTCCATTTTTGCTAGTCTAGTATAATAGTCTGGCATTTCTTCAAGGTGATCTAAAGATATTTCTCTTGCTAACTCTTCATCATCCACGTGTTCCATTTCTACTTTTACACCCATGGATATTTGTTTTTCAATTTTTTCAACAGAAACCTTATGCTTATCAGCAATATCATTTGCAGTCATTTTGTCTGCTTTACCACCTGGAATCTTATCTTCTTTCTTGAGTAAGTCACCAAGAATCATATAAACATGCTCTTCGAATTTATGTGGGTCGACTCCTAATTTTTTAGCAAGTGCATGAATCTCTTTGTCTTTTGGTTTAGGATTCTTCTTTAGAAATTCGATAATCTCTATATGAAGTTCTTTCATTTTGCCTTCTAAAAATAGTCTTAGTCTCATCTTGTGCTCCTTAATATTTTTTGATATACTTCAGCAGGAGCATTAGAATATTTCTTTTCAAACTCTTTACGAATTTTTGTAACGTCTTTACCATGTTTTTTGATTAACTGTTTTATAAAAACTTCGTATTCATCATCTCTAGCAACAATACCAGCAATCATTTTCAATTGTTTTTTGTTCATCATTTCAAATAAAAATTCTTTCAATCTCATTTTTAATATCCATAGACACTTGTGTCTATACCCTCGTAGTCAAATATTTCTTCGCTCTGTCCTTCTAACCACTCATTATCACCAAAGGCAGTGAGTGGTTCTGTAAACGTATTAATATCTTTATTTGTTG